CCTTCTTTCAGGCGCAAATTGGAACTACGGCTGGACGATCCCGTTGCCCACCGAAATGCGGGTTCCGCCAACAATCGTCTGCTACAACAGGGATGCGGCAAACGCTCAAGCGCGCGATACTGCTTCGGCGAGCGATTGTTCGTCCACATCAGGCGTAAGCTCAAGCACTAGAGCGTTCCGGATTCAGTGCATCCAAGACGGGAGTGCCAGCCCAGGTTATCTCTTGGCTGTTCACTGGACCGCCGACGCCCGCTTCTAACCCTCAATCAAACCCGCTTCCTATGACCTCCCTCCTCAACGCCGAACGCTTCGAAGCCGTAATGGCCGACGGCAAGAAAGACATCGTCTTCCTCCGCCGGCTCACGATCCGACAACTCCACCGGTTCATCGAATACGTCACGACCGACCAGACCCCGGAGCTCGTGGCGCTCTGCACCGAAAAGCCGATCGAGTGGGTCGATGAGCTCGATCTCGAATCCTACGCGACGCTCGCGGAGAAGTGCGTCCTGATAAATTTTCCGAGGGCGACGACCATTGCGGACAAGGACCTGGGCGTCGCCGTGAAACTCTACCCGTATCGGGCCAAAGTGGCAGCCCTGATGAGGCAGGCAACCGCTGGGCAGCTTACGAAACCCTCGTCGGACGCGCCTGCGCCCTCGGCATCTGCGGCGGTGAATGGGAGCGGGTCATCGACCTGACGCCAGCCAGGCTGCGCATCATCATCCGCGAAGCCGAGCGGCTCCGAGCCGAGTCCCAACTCCACGCCCTCCTCGCCGCCAACCATGGCTTCGCCGGCGGCAAGGACTGCGAACGCTACGCCTCCATCCTGAAAGAGAAGATCCAGTCTCCCTGACCCGTGGATAGCACGTTCCAGATTCTACTCAGCGTCGTCGGGGCCGAGGCCGCGACCGGGGCCTTCGACGAGCTGGGCGAGCGCGCGGGCGAGGCCGTGGGCAACCTGGCTCGTCTCGCTGGCGCCGCGCTTTCGCTCGAGGCGGCATTCGAGGGCGTGAAGGGTGCCTTCGAGCTCGGCGAGCATTTCCAGCAGCTCTCATCGCGCACCGGCCAGTCCGTGCAGGACCTGGTCGTCCTGTCCCGCGCCTTTCAGATGGTCGGTTTGTCGGGCGATGAAGTCGGCCTGATGGCCAACCGCCTCCAGCGCTCGATGTCGGGCATGAATGAGATGGGGCAGAGCACCTCGAAGGCGTTCGCCGAGCTGGGCCTCGATGTCGGCAAGTTGGGGCAGATGTCGTTCAATGATCAGCTCCAGGCATTGGGCGACGGGTTCGCCAGAATCAAGGATCCGGCTGAGCGGGCTTCGGTGGCCATGCAGATCTTCGGCCGGGCAGGCGGTCAGATGCTGCAGCTCCTGACAAAGGAGGGCCTTCTCTCCCAGGCGGGCGAGGACGCCGGGCGTCTGGCTAGTCGGCTGCAGGACGATTCGGAGGGCTTCGAGAACGTCAGCAACCGGCTTTCGGTCCTCAAGATCCGCTTCCAGGAAATGTTCGTCGTCATCGCCGAGAAGATTTCTCCGGCGCTCAGCGCGGTCGCTAGTCTGATGGGAGGCCTGAACCTCGCTCCAATCGGCGCGGCGCTTGGTACAGGTGGAGCGGTTGCTCTGGGCGGCGTGATCTCCTCCAGTGTGGTCTCCAAGCTCGACACATCGGTCACGGCCTGGGCGAAGGGTACGGGTGTCGGCAGCGAGTTCGCGGCCAATTTCCTAGCCCCCCTCACCGGCGGCCTCGCCACCTTCTTCGAGGTGGCGCTCCCGCCGCTCATCATCGCCGCCATCGTCGGTGGCGTGGTCTTCGCGATCGCCCAGAGTATCAGCGATGCGAATCGGGCGATCGCCGATCTGCAGAAGGCGAAGCAGGATGAGACCGACAAGCTCCAAAAGGAGCTCCAAAGCGCCACCTCCCAGGACGACGTCGACCTAACGAAGGAGAAGGTCATGTCGCAGTTGCAGAAGGCTGAAGCCCGGATCAAACAGCTCGAGGGCCAGAAACAGACGGTCTCCCGCGACGACTCCCTCGCGATGCACGACGAGACGGGCTACGTGGATAACGGCCGCGCGGGCCTAAGCGATCTGGACGCGGCAGAGCTAGAGGCGCTCAACAAGCAGGCGGCCGACCTCCGCAGGCAGCTATCCACACCGGTCGACGGCCACATCATCGATGTGAACCGGGCGACGGCCGACCTGGCGAAAATGAAGGACGGCCTGGACCAGCTCGCAGCCCACCAAGCCGAGTTGGATGCCAAGAATGCGCAGCTCCGGCTCGCCGCCATGCCGCTGGCCCAGCAGGCGAGCACGCTGGCCACGCAGCGCACAGGCCTGCAGGCGAGCCTCAATCAACGCCCGGAAGGCATCTCGAATAAGGAAGATCACGCCCGCCGCGTCGCGACAGAGAATCAGATCCTCGAAATCCAGAAGCAGGAGGAGGAGCTGCAAAAGCGGATCCAGACCGAGGCCCAGTCGGCCCAGCGCCAGGCGGAAGAGGTCCAGCGCACGATCGCAGCCGGCCAGAAGAAGCAGGCGGACGACGCCGAGAAGATTCACCTGCTGCAGCTCGAAACCCAGATGGAGCAGGCCAAGGCCGCCGGCGACGTGCGCGGGGCCGAGGCGATCAAGGAGCAAATCGACCTCATCCGGTACAAGAAGGAGCTCGCTGACCTGGGCGTGACCGACCTCTCGTCAGCCGACCAGCGGGTCGCGGCCGAGCGCCAGCTCTTCCAGGTGGAGCAGCAGCGGCGTGAGCAGAACAAGGCCGACCAGGCCCTCAAGGAAAGCATGGAGATGGGCATCACCCGACTGCAGAACGCGGGCTCGGCCGCCCAGGGTAGCGGGGTCCTCACCGATACTCAGAAATATGCGGTCCGGAAGCAGATCCTCGAGGACGAGATCGCACTGCGGCAGAAGTACGTCGCGGTCCTGCAGCAGCAGTACAACGCAGCACAGGCCGCGGGCGACAAAGTGACGGCCGCCTCCAAGGAACAGCAGCTCGTCGGGGCGCAGCGGGCGGTCGGCGGCGCCCAGGACAAGCTCAATCAGATCGGGCCGGATCCCAACTCGTTCTCGGCTCAGTGGACGGTCGCCCTGACCAAACTGCAGCAGGGCTGGCAGACGACCTGGCAGTCGGTCGGCCAAACGTTCACGACGATCGTCAACGGGTTTACGAATTCGATCAGCACCAACATCACCGGGCTGATTATGCAGACCCAGAATTGGCACAGGGCGCTCCAGAACATTGCGAGCTCTCTGATGAGCGAGGTGGTGGGTGCGATCGTCCAGATGGGGGTGAAGTGGATCGCGACTCAGCTCATGATGGCGATCTTCGGCAATACCCTGGCGGCTGCACAAAAGGCCGCGACCTTGCCGATCGCCGCGGCGCAGTATGCTCTTTGGATTCCGGCCGCCACCGCGGCCGCAACTGCTACTGCTGGCGGGGCCGCCGTCGCCGCCCCTGCCCAGATTCAAATGGCGGTTGCGGCGTCGGAGAGCTTCGCAATGGCAAGTTCAGGCGGCTTCTTCCCTGGCGACCCGACCAAGCCGCGGGGCATCTTCCACGGCGACGAGGTGGTGTTCTCGGCCCCGGCGGTGCGCAACCTAGGTGCCGAGAACCTTCTTGCCCTGCACGCCGCGGGGCTTTCGTCGGGCGGTACGTCCTCCTCGAGCTCCAGCACAGCCCGCGGCGGCCGCAGCGGCTCACAGCGCCCGGAGCGCTCGATCGTGTATGCGGATCATTCGGTCATGCGCGACGCCTTGATGCGGGATCCCGCCTTTACGAACCACATCGTCGACGTGGGCCAGCGGCGCCGCGGCCAGATCTTCTCCCAGGGCTGATGAAGTTCGCGGCTGCATCGATCGGGTCTCTGGCATTCCAAGTCCTCCTGGTGCGCCCGGAGTGGGAGGAGAAGGGCGTGACGATCACCCACAAGCTGGACACGCAGGTCGACGTCGGCCGGACGAGCATTGAGGAGCGGCGGCCGATCCGGGCCGCGTTGCTCCTGACCCAGAAATGCCGCCTGCAGGCCTACCAGAGTGAGGCGGACGACTGGCGGAAGGGCTTGGCTGCCCTCGGCACGAACCGGATCGGCATGCCCCTTTGGGTGGACGCGCTGCCGACCTCCGCCTGGGGCACGCGCATCTACGACCCGCAGCAGATCATCAACTTCGATCCCAACACCGACCAGTTCGAAATCATTGCGAAGGCGAGCATGCCTAGCGACCCGACGACCCTCCCGTTTCCGATGATCGCGCCACTGATCATCGGCTACTGGGCGAAGCGGCCGCCGATGGATGTCATCGCCGGTGCGCTGGGCGAGATCGACATCGAGCTCATGGAGGCGAGTCCGTTCTCCTGCCGGGTGGGCATCGTGAGTGTGGGCACGGGCTGGATCCAGAACCCGGACCGGACCTCGGATCCGCAGGACCTGAGCACTTTCGCCCTGGAACTCATCACGTCGAAGTCGAGTACGGCGAGGGAGCCGGCCCTCGACGCGACCAACGTCGCGCAGCGCTGGTCGCAGGAGGCGGACTTCACCTTCATGAGCCGGTCCGAAATCGGCACGGCGCTGACCTGGTTCGTCGCGAACGGCGGCATGTGGCAGAGCTGGTCGGGTCTGCCCGCCTGGCTGCAGCCGGGCACCGCGACGCCGGCGACTCCGAACAGCTACACGGTCCGCTTCGCCTCGGACACGATCGAGCTGCAGTACCATAACGCGAGCCTTGCGACCTCGCACATCGGCTTCCTGCAGGAAATCCAGGTGACGGGGCGCACACAGGCGCTCCCAGGGGTGATCTACCTCTACCAGATCCAATATCAGGCGGATCCGTCCAACCCCGACCTATACACGAACTACGACGCGCCGATCACGATCGGGAGCTCGGTCTTCAATCCCGCCCAGGTCGACCTCAAGCAACTGCGGATGTCGCTGCGGCCGCAGGACGAGCAAGCGCAGGTGGTCCTGCCGTATGTGGCAGGCTCAATCATCGATGACTGGACGAAGAACCGGCTCTACAAGCCGGTCACGGTTTCGATCTGGACGGTCGACCCGAATGCCCTCCCCGGCAGTTTGGCGAACCCGCTCTTCGTCGGCTACATCACCAAGGTCGAGCCGAACGGCACAAACCAGACGATTACGGCGAGTATGTTCGGGCCGCTGCTCTCGCGCCGGGTTCCGGTCTACTCCTACGGGCAGACCTGCAACACGCATCTCTTCTCGGGCCGCTGCGGCCTGGCGGAGGCGGACTACGACAGCAGCGGGACGCTCCTGCCGTCTTACCTCGCGGCGGAGGGCATCGCGGTTCAGTTCCCGGCGGGGGTCATCACCGGCTGGATGGGTTCGAACCCAGCGTATCCCTACAACTGGTTCGCGATGGGGACGCTCCGGACCGGCACGGGCCGCAAGACGGTGGTGGCTCTCATCACCTCGAGCACGACCGGAGACGATGGGGTGCTGACCCTCTGGCTCAGCCGCCCGATCTATGCCGATATGATCGCGAGTGGTGGCCAGTCCTGCCAGGTCGTGCCTGGCTGCGACGGCCAGTACGTTTCGAGCTGCGTCGGCAAGTACAACAACGCGGTGAACAACCGCTCGATGCCGTTCATCCCCCAGGCGCTGCAGACGGTCACCGCTGCAACCCCGCTTCAGCCCAAGAAATGACCCCGGATTATTTCAGCAGCAGGGACCGGGTCGCGGCACTCCGGCGCGCGTGCGAGGGCTGGCTGCACACGCCGTTCCGGGAGCGCTCAAAGGTCAAGGGCCCCGGTGGCGGCGTCGACTGCGCGAACTTCGTCGCGGCCGTCTTCCTCGAGATCGGCGCGATCACGGAGAAGATCGCCGTGCCGCCCTATGCGAACGACTGGGCGGAGCACAACCAGCACAGCATCCTCCGGGAGTGGTTCGAGCAGCCCGCGGCCCGCCGGCGGGTGCGCCGCGTGGACGAGGCGGAGGCGCACCTGGATGGGGATATCGTGTTTCCGAAGATCGGACAGTGCGAGCATCACCTTGGGCTCCGGATCGGCGATGCGATCTTCCATGTGGTGAGGCCGAACGGAGTCTGCCGACAGGGCATCAGGGATGTAGCGCTTGAAAAGAGCCGGTACCGGCTGATGGAGGCCGCGCCATGAGCTTCCTCATGAAGCGGCCGTCGCTGCAGAACACGACGAGCTCCGCCCTGCAGAACCAGATCGCGACCTACCAGGCCGCGAAGCCGGTGCCGTTTTCATACGGCCGCATTCCGCTCCAGGGCGTCAACTGGATCAGCGACAGCTTCGACTGGCACCAGGTGCCCCCGCCGGGCGGCATTGGGTCGCCCTACGAGTTCTGCAGTGTCGCCGGCGCCTTCTGCCAGGGCCCGATCGACTTCGTCGGCAAGATCCTGATCAACGGCGTCGAGATGGCGAACCTCGACCACGTCTGGACCGACGAGGACGGCGACTACATCGAATACACGTTCAACGGCTCCTCGGTCGGCGGCTCGTGGTACATGCGACTCTACCGCGGCAGCGAGACCCAGGCCGCCGACGATTATCTGTGCACCGGGACGCAGCAGAATCATCCGCCCTACAGAGGTCTCTGCTACGCGGTCTTTCACAATATCGATCTGGGCGCCGGCAACACCTACGTCCCGCAGATCGAGATCGAGGTCGGCCGCATGGGCCCTGCGGTGGGCACCTACAGCAAGAGCTTCAATCACCCGTATGGGGTGAACGGCCTGATCGCGGCCTACGGCCTCTTGACCGACGACATGGGCGGCCTCGACTGCGATGCGGATCTGGTTGACCCGACTTTCTGGGCGACGGTTGCGAACAATCTGGAGTCGCAGGGCATCGCCAATCGCACCGGCGCGATGACCTTCCTGCATCCGGTGCTTTCCGACTACAAGGACGCCGCGAGTGCGATCAGCGAGTGGCTGGCGTACTTCGATGGCTACCTTTACTCGCGCAACGGACAGTTGCGGCCCGGCTGGTTCCCACATCAGGACATGGGTACAACCGGCCTGCAGGTCATCTCCGAGCAGGACCTGGTTGAGGTGCCGAGCGGCGGCGGATTTCTGGACTGGAACGGTGGTCTCTCTGACGCCCAGGTCACCTTCCTCGACGTCAACCAGGAGTACACCCAGCAGGGGATGGTGGCGCGCGCTCCTGCCAACCGGGAAACGCAGGTGTCGCTTTCGGCGATTCAGGTCGATCGGCCGCTTTGCCACGCGGCCGACCAGGCCGCATATATCGCCGGCGAGACCGCGAATTCATTCACTCAGGATGACACGGGCACCACACTGAAGATTTTCCGCTCGAGGGCGGTGAACACGGATGGCAGTCCGCTGTTGCCGGGAGACGTGTTCAACTGGGTGTACGACCCGCAGGAAATCGACCTGGTGGTACGCGTCGTCGAGCGCGAGGAGACGTCAGCGGGTGCGGTGACGCTCAGCGTGATCATCGAGCGCGGATCCTTCCCTCAGCCCTACGTCGCCCCGATCGACGCGCGCGTGCTGCCCACGGTGCCCCAGCCCGAAGATGTCACTGCGGGCAACGCCCGGATATGGGTGCTTCCCTCCGGCTTCGGCTCTGGGACCAATGTCACGGCCCTGATCAACCGCGCTGCCCTGACGGACGTGGGCCTGAATCTGTTCTACAGCCCGACAGGTGCGTCGCCCTGGCAGCAGATCGGCAACCAGACCTCCTTCGCGGCCATGGGTGCCCTGAGCGGCTCGGTGGCGTCGGGCCCATCGACCCTCACGATCGTGTCGAGCAGCCCGGACATGGCCAGGATGCAGGCTCAGTCGAGCCTCGCCCAGGCCGACGACACGCTGCTGCTCCTGATCGATGACGAGGTGTTCACCGTTGGCTCGATCACTGCGGTCTCGGCCAACACCTACGAGCTCGCGGTGATCGGCGGCCGCCAGGGCTCGTCCTTTTCGGCCCACACCACGGGTGCCCAGACCTGGCTCATCAACCGGAAGGACGTTCAGTCCTTCACCAACGCGGATTTCTTCAACGTCTACGACGATTCGGGCAACTACTCGACCTCGGTCGCGACGAAGTACTTTCAGGCCCAGCTCTACACGATCAGCGTGGTGGGCACCGCGACGCCGGCGGCTCCTGGAATCGCGGTTGTAATGCCGGATCCGGGCCCCGGCGCGGTCTCGGACCTCGCGGCCACAGGGATCGCTGGAGCGATCGTGATCGATTGGGTGCTCCCGAAGAACACCCGGATCACCAACGTCGAAATCGCTGAGCGCAGTTCTGCCACGCCTGCGCCGGCGGCGACTGACGAGGCATCCTTTACCGTGGGTGCCGTCGACACCTACACCAGGACCAACCTGACGCCCGGCGCGGTCGAGTATTACTGGATCCGCCTGCTCGATGTGCCGAGCGGCTACGTTTCAGCCTGGATCGGCCCGGTTTCTGCGACGGTGCTGGCGGTCACGGCGACCATACTCGCCGGCGCCGGGCTCGAGGCGATCGAGACCTCGCTCAACGGCAAGAATCACGTCTTCTATCAGAGCTTCGCCCCTTCGGGGGAAGGCGAGATCGTCGGGGACATCTGGTTCGATACCGCGATCAATTCCGCCACCGGCCAGCCGTACATGACGCCCTACGTGTACCAGTCGAGCGGCTGGGTTTCGGTGCAGGATGGACAGATCCCGACCCTCGCCAGCGGGCTGTCGGCCGAGATCTACGATCGCACCCTGGCCGACAATACCGAAACCCTCGCGCGGGAGTCAGGCGACACTGGTCTCAGCGCCTCGATCACGGCCGAGGCCAGCATCCGGGAATCCCAGACCGGCTCCCTGGCGGCGGAGTACGTCCTGAACGTCAATGTCGGGGGCTACATCGCTGGTTACCGGGTCACCAACCTGGGCGGTGGCGCGCCTTCCAACTTCGTGATCGAAGCCGACGTGTTCGAGGTGGTTCCGTCCGGTGGTGGCGCCTCGGTAATTCCCTTCATCGTGGAGGGCGGTGATGTGTTCATCGACAAGGCTGTGATCAAAGAGGTCGACGCCGGCGCCATCATCGCCGGCACGATCATGGCCGCGCTGACAATCCAGAGCCCGACCATCACTGGGGGTGGCCTCTACATCAATTCCGGGGTCGGCATGAGGTACGTCGACGACGACCACGTCTTGACAATCACCGGCGGGTCGGATAATGGCGTCAGTAACGGCGCTCAGCTCGACCTAGCCGGCAATGGCGCCTCCGGGATCGCCGGCGATGCGGTGCTCTCATCCGGCAACGCCGGTGGCGCCACCGTTCGCCTGCGCACGGGAAATAGTGTCGATGCCCTGGTCCTCGATGGCTCGCAGAACGCGACCCTTGCCGGATCCGCCTCGGTCTACGGCGATCTGTCGACCGGCGGCGACATCCACCTGGGCACCGTCCAGGGCATCGAGCGCTGGATCTACGACTACCAGGGCAACCACGTGGTTCGCCCTCGATACAGCCCATCTTTGGCCGACTCCGGGATGGCGTCGGGGGACTGGGCTGCCGCGGTCCTTCAGTACCACGGTCTCGGCTCATAATTTCGTCAGTTCAACCACAACCACAGCCTACCCATGATCCCACTCAACGTATGGTGCGTCTCTTCGGGCGCGACCTCGCGCACCCAGGGCAAAGTTCAATTCGATGTCGTCTTTGGCATCCTTCCGAGCGCTGCCGTTTACGCGACGCCGCCCCCGAACGCCGCCTCTTTCACCCTTTCGAACGTGACCCAGGCATTTGCGGCCCAG